CGTCTTCTTATTTGTTTCTTGTTTCTTGTTTAATGTTTCTTGTTTATTGTTTGGTTGAACCACTGTTGAACTAGCGTTGGCTCTAGCCAAGGCAGAGGCTCTTCCCGCTCTAGACGCTGCTAGCACTTTACTTTTGTACTTTCCGATCTCTTCATCAGCTCTCGGACTTGTCCATCCTTTGCCAACTTCAAGAGTGAAAAATTCTTCCAAGATAACCTGCACCTCTGGCACATTATCTCTTAAATTAATTTTCCGTGCAACGAGTGTGACATCTTCGCTCAACGGACGTTCATGAAGATAGTAAAGATCTAGCAATCTTCTATATGCCAAATCCTCTAAATCAGATAAGTGTTTCGTGTGGCTGATGTAATCGCCAATATTGAAGGAATAAAAATGCATTATTCCTCTTTGTCATGTGCCAACTGATCCCGAACATTTTTGCCTGCTTTTTCTGCGTCATCTTGATCCATACCAATTGACTCTTTCAATCTTGATAATGGCTTCTCTTGTTGATCAGGAGTAGGAGTAATATTTACAGGCTGTTTATTATTTTCAAAGCCAGAAGCTTCTAAATCTGACTGCATTACTGCATCAACATCAGCACTTGATGGCAAGCGTTTTGAAATTCTTCTGATAACTGTTTTCTTCGCCATCTCATCCCACCAATCTTTCCAAGGGCCAAAAGCTCCTGCTCTTGATGTTTTGCGGACTTTCTCTACCTCATCCACTGACATAACTTCCCGATAAATTGCACCATCTTTTGTTTTTGCTATGCAATAAACCGCAATAGGTGTTCCTCTATCTCCACCAAGAAGTGGCTTATGGATAATTTGTTCGTCATCTCCTAGCTGGTAATCAAACAAGTCTTTGCTATATGCAACTTGAGCAGAGATACTTGCTAGTTCACCAGAGTTGCGGATCTTTTTAAGGATGCCACCAACCATTGGCATATAGGCAACAGTCTTTCCTCCCTTGCCACCAAAAATTACTGGTGCTGCTTCTCTGCCATCGAGCATTAATCCATCTTGAGCTGCTTTCATGCATGTCCCAAGTAATGTTTTTCTATCTGCTTGCAATAGATCAGGATTCATTTGAACTGCTGTCAGCGTTGTTCTAATAAATTTGTCTACGCTTATCTGTGGTGGTAATGCTGCCTCGAATTCTGTTGACATCGAGGTCAAAGTTCCACGCATTGATTCCATCGGAGTGATTGAAGAAGAAGTCATTTTTTTTAATTAGATTTAGGACTTGAAAAACGGAACATTCTGTAGCCCTTTCTTGGACTCTGGTATGTACCAACCATGTCTTGAGTAATAAGTTTGCCCTTAGATTCTTTGCTCATGCCGCAGGAAATTGTCCCGTATTTAGAGAAAATTTTTGAGGCCTTTTGGCTACGTTCTAGAATCTGTGCCTTAAGGCTATCCTTGGTCTTATTGATTGAATGCAATTCTTTATTAGTTATGTTGTATTCATCGATTAACCTATCTAAATCGTCATCAGCATCAAGCATCACACCTGCATCTGCTTGGTTATGCAAAGTTTTGATGATGTAATCTGCGTCTATTAAGTAATCAATATCTGGTGGTGTTCCTGCTTTAACTTTTTCCCAGAACGTTGCAACTTTTTTTGTTAGGTCTTCACCAATAGCCCTATCTCTTTTTCTAAAAATAATTTTTTGCGTATTGCCACCAACTAATGCAACTAATGCACACCAATTAATATCCGCTACTTCCATCTGATGTTGGATTTGTAGCTCGATATGTTCTGGTGCTTCGATGTTTCCATTGCCATCGTCTTTCCAATTTTTTCTATAGGCAACTCCATCCACGTTTTTTATTTCAAGAATCCCTACTCCATCTTCAGGAGGATCAAATTTGTTTGACTTATTAATTTTGTAATCGAAAGAGCTACCCATTCTGGTTTTTGGGTTACTCATATAAACATCAAACTTTTCTACATCCCAACCCATAGTTTCTGCTGCACCATGAGCTATAGAATCTTCCAGGCGTTTGCCCCATGTCATACGCTCATTTTCTTCGATGCGTACAACGTGCTTTTCTTTTTTCTGGTGGTAAAGCTCAAACTCCGTTTGATAGGGGGATAGGTCATACAGTGCTGATACTTCAGTTGAAGTGATATCAAGCAATCTGTTTTCTAACCAACTTTGTTCGTCAGTTATTGGAATTGATTTTGTTGGCATTAGTTAAGACTCCTTTTGAAATTGGATAAATTCTGAATTTGGAACGACATTTGATTCCCACTTGGCTACGGTTTCATAAGACCAGTTAGAGCCTTCCTCTTCCCATGTCCCAGAGAACTTGCGTTGCCTAGTGTTATCTCTATTGAAAACTTTGCTATCTATCTCAGCTCTGACTTCATTAAGAATGTCGTAAAGCGAGTACTCGTCATTTGTGTAGACAGTGATCGTATGTTTTCTCATTTAGTACTGCTCCCCTTCTTTATGCCTTGTGCATGAATACCGAAGGCCAGCATCTTTTGCAGATTGGATTAGCTCATCTTTTTCTTTTACGGAATAGGCATAGTCTTCCCATTCAGAAGTAAAAACGAACCAGTAGAAATTGGGATTCTTTTCTCTTTCGTATTCCTCTTGGTATTGCTGTTCCAGTGCTTCCTCGTATTCTCTGAGGCGAATTTCATGATAATCAGACATCATTTGTTCCCCACATAGAGAGTTGAACTAGGGCCGTATTGAGTGATAAGTCTGGGCCAAGTTCTAAAGATCAAAGCCTTATTATCAGCATCAGCTACTAATGCAGCTTCAGCTAATTTCTTAGAGAAAGTCCCTCCACGCTGGATAGCCGTCTGAAGGGTGTTGAAAGTTTCGTTGGGAGTCATGTGAATGTTGTAAGTAAAAACTTTTAAGGGATTCAAACCTGCTATTAGTGTTGCATATAAATCAACATAATGCAAGCAAAATTATTTTTGCAGCTCAATACATGCTTTCTCGACTCCAGCCTGACAATCGGCCTTCGTCATGTCTGTTAGTGAGCTGTCCATTGCGAGATAAAAAATAGCCGCAACACAGAGAAATAAGAAACTGTTTTTCATGGTGCTGGAATTAAGATGTGCTGGGCATGCTGAGATCTCCTGCCATTATCAGGCCAGGTAACTTCGTAGTAATAACAAATGCGATTTCTAGAATTGTATTTTTCTTTGATTTTTGTGATCGTCCCTACGTGAGATTCGATCTTTAAGCAAATTCCTATGCTGCCTCGTTTCTTGTTGACCTGATCGTTGATCTTGAATTTTGGAGATGGCATTAATAATTCCTGTGAGTTTTTAGAATATCCCAGACAAGCGAAAAGGGAGCGGTTAAACTCCCTCACGGTTATGCAAATTGTTTTGCAACTCGTACGCTCATCTTTAGAAGATTGCTGCGGTTACAGCGGTCAATCCTAGAAGGATTAATGCGGCATTCAATTTCTCGGTGAGAGTTTGAATTTTGTCCGCTTGGTCGTCAATCAGTGGAAGAGCCTCGGCAAGTATTTCAGCTTTGGTGTTCTTAACTGTGATTGAGGTCATGGAAAACTCCGTGATAAAAGAATGAACTTTCGTCCATACCATTAAGTGTTGCATATATTCCAACAGATGGCAACTAATCCATTTCAAAAACCTCTTATGTTTACTTATTGTTGCATTTATGGCATCATGCAGGTATGGAACAAACTTCTAAGACTCCTGTTCAACTTTTAATAAAAGAGTTCGGTGGTGTCAGAGCCTTGGCACGAGCAGTTCATCGGGATGCAGCTTCAGTCAGTCGCTGGCAAAAAGGAGATGGCCTAGTTCCCACCAGCATGCAGAAGAAAGTTTTAGAAACAGCCTGGGACAACAATATCAATATCTCAGCTCATGAATTAATCTTTGGTAGAGATGATCCTTGAAAACTATTATTCTCTAAGATATTCTTTTAGTAATTTACTATTTCTAAATGACACTTACAACAGTTAAATCTAAATCAATTGTTGTTGGTGTTTCTGATTCTGGGCATCGAGTTGGAGAATCGCATCCAAATCACAATCCAAAAATTACTCCTGTGATTGTTGATGCCTTGAGAGATCTAAA